CCTGTAGAGATCTAACTTTTACATATCTAGGCCCCACCACTATATGTTTTGAGAACCTATCTTTCCGTATAAGACCAACTGTCCCATACCCATGAAGCCCTGGGTTGGCGAATCCTGTAGGCACTAAAGCACCCGTTTGAACTACAGTCAAACGTTGTTCGTGTAAATCCCAAAAATCATGGTGGTGCCAGTTTCCGGCTATGACATGGCGGAAGCCGTGTTTTCTCTTGAGAGAAACTAAGTCATCTACATGGATAGCATCGTGGACATTTTGCATATAGACAGGTGTGTTTCCGTCCATGATGCCGAGATGCACGCATACCGTGTATCCGGTTAAGTCGCCAAGTTTACCTAGTTCAGCAGGAAGCCACTCTCTAGCACTTCCAGGCTTAAAGGGAACCACTGCGAGTGGTGTGTCGGAGTCCACAATAAACGTCTCGGACTTGTCAACCACTGTGACGTTTTGAAGTACCTTTAACGGGGCCATAGCGTGATCGCCACTATATGCGGACACTTGGTCATGGTTACCCACAAGCAGTAGTGTATTTGGATGACCGGCAGCTAGGCAGTCCATCACAGCCGCAATCATTTGCGGTGACGGGCGAGTATTGTCAAACAAATCGCCAAGAATTACAAAAGCGTCCGACTTAGACTTTTTCGCGTGCTCACATGCTTCTTGAAGTGCAGTAAGGATCTCTCGGCAGCGAATGTTTATCCCGCCGATAGAAGCCCCGCCGAACTTACGATGGTTATGCACATGAACGTCAGCTATGAAACTCACTGACATGCTGGTCTACCTTGTTAAGAAGATCTGATTCCCAAGGGTCGGGGGTGAGCCCCTGTTTAGAAAGTAACTCAGCTAGCCGCTTACGCCCGGCTACTAACTTTGTACGCGCCTCTTCAACGGACCTACCTCCGTACACGGAAATAGATCCGTCAGGTTCCTCTATACGGATACGAAACATAGGGGCTGCGTATTTGATTGATACTTTTATGTTTTCCATCACTGTGCCTCTATAGCTAGATCTATGATTCTCATTTCTAGTTCATTGAGCACAGCCGTGTTTTCCCGCAAATATTCCTTTGCGGCTGGTCTACCGTGCCCGATGGATTCATCATTATAAGAGAACCACGCGCCAGCTTTTTTGACTATTTTGAAGTCCACAGCTAGGTCTAAAATGCACCCCGCATTATCGATTCCGCGCCCGTAGACTATGTCGAACTCCACCTCCTTGAATGGAGGTGCGAGTTTGTTTTTCACAACCTTCACACGGGTACGGTTACCAACAGGTTTATCTTTGTCTTTGATCGTGGAAATCCTGCGGATGTCTAACCGGACGGATGCGTAGAACTTTAATGCGTTCCCTCCAGTAGTAGTAATCGGAGAACCCCACACTTGGCCTATCTTCATACGTGTTTGGTTAATGAACACTAGGCAGGTAGACGTACCGGCAGTACCGGCAGTGAGCTTCCGCATTGCTTGGGACATAAGCCGCGCATGTAACCCCATGTGGCTCGCACCCATATCGCCGTCAATCTCGGCTTTAGGAGTGAGAGCAGCCACAGAATCAACCACTACAACACCAACTTCGCCCGACCTAACGAGCATGTCCACGATATCTAGAGCTTGTTCGCCGTAGTCAGGCTGGGAGATCATCAATGATTCGATGTCCACCCCAAGGGCCTTAGCGTATGACGGATCTAAAGCGTGCTCTGCATCAACAAAAGCAGCAGCCAACCCGTTAGCCTGCGCGTTGGCGATCACATGCAGCGATAGCGTGGTCTTACCGGAAGCCTCCGGACCATATATTTCTACGATTCTTCCGCGCGGCAGACCGCCCACCCCTAGAGCTAGGTCCAGGGGGAGAGCACCAGTGGAGATAGATGCTACATCGAATGTAGCATCTTCCCCAAACTGGTAAATACTCCCCTCCCCGAACCTTTTCCTAATCTCTTCTAGGATGCTCGACTGCCCGGCCTGCTTTGCTTTACCGGGCATAGGTCACCTATTCGTCGCCGTAGATATCGTCCGCTGCGGTGCGAAGCGTTCTCTTCGGGAGATCAAGCCCAACCGGGGTTACATTGATGGCCGGTTGCACATCGCCCGTAATGGCGAGGATAGCATTTTCCATCATATCCCTGGTCGGCAGCGCAGCAAATCTTGCTAGATCGTGTTGCTGCTCAATCCATTCCATGTTTTCCAGCTTGGAATCCGTACGCGCTGTAGAGACTCGATACCTAGTAGAGAGGCCAGTTCCGGTACGTTCGATGATGATATCAAAGCCACTCTCCGGATGGGTAAAATCGCCCCCAGCGTCGGAGTCTGTTCGAATGGAGATAAGCTCCTCGTACACAGTTCTGGGCATGGCCAGGATTTTTGGGCCACCCTCCATTGCTGCACGGGAGATGACATTAGCGAACACCCGCATACTGGGCCAAAGTCTACGTGCAGAGTCTCTGTCTGTCGAGTTACCCGTGCGGCTCAACCTGTTCCCTTCGTCGCAGATGGGGCACCTCTGCTGGTCCATGCGCCAAGGGCAGGGAAACACAATAGGCTTATCATCCGTTTGAACGAAGTGCTGCCAAATCACCTGGAAGGGCGAAGGCATTTCGTCAGTCATAGGAAGAAAACGTACAACGTTTCGCCCTACGGTTAACTTCATAATCTCTTTGTTGTTCGAGCTTCTAGTTACCTGAGAAAGCTCTTTTGCGGCTGCTTCCATGGTCCATTCGTTGTATTGAACGATATTACTCATTGTGTCCTCCTAGACGGTTTTCATTTCCTGTCGGATGTGTGCGCCAAGTGAAATTAGCATTTCTCGCTTTGTCTTTATGGCTTCTAAAATTCCGTAAAGTTTTACCATTTCAACCTCTGACATAATCTCTTTTCGCTTTGCGTCGCAATATTCCTCGTTTATTTCTGCCTCCGTGTCAAGCCTTGCTTCTGTCACTCTTTCACCTTGCATAGTCAAGGTTTCTCTAGTCTCTAGCCGGATACGCGCCCAAATAGAGCCGCGCTCCATTTTGTCCAGCAGGTAGACCCTTTTAGCGTCTGCGTATTGTTGGCTGTAGTATGCGTAGTCCGCAGGGATACGCATGAACTCGTCGTGTAGTTGGGCGGCATCTATAGTGACGCACTCCTTCAAGGATAACGGCATTGCTATCTCCTATGGCTCGTAGGGTTCAAGAGAGCCCCAAGATCTTCCTACCTCTAAGTCAACCTTGAGAGGAACCCCGTTGGCCTCCCAGGATGTCATGGTAGTTTTAACACATTCGGCAATTTCTTCAAGCTCGTCTTCCGGAACTTCAAACAATAAACTGTCGTGTACAGTCATAACCAGTTTGGTTACACCAAGATTAGGATCAGCGTTACGCGCCTTCACCCAGTTCACGCACTGTATTAAGGATGCTAGGCAGAAGTCACTAGCTGTACCCTGTATAGGCGTATTCCAACTAGACCTCTCTGCTGTGGAGCGTTTTGCGTCGTTAGAATCTCCGACCCCCAACAATGGTCGTCGCCTAGCGCGGCCTCCATCCCACCATGTCCAGGCGTGGCCAGTCTTACGTGTTTCCGAAAGGCGTGAGTTAATCCACTTACTCAGAACATTAAATTTGCCTAGAACAGCTTTCTTAATCGCTTCCGCCGCGTCTATAGAAATTTCGAGTTGGTGTGCTAGACCGGCGGAGTGCATTCCGTAGAGCAGCCCAAAGTTTACTGTTTTAGCTTGCGACCTATGCTTCTTCTCGATTTTGTCCGGCTCAATACCCCAAGCTTGTTTGGAAATCATCTTAGCGGTGCGCAGGTGGTAGTCGTCGCCGGAATCAAAAATCTCGCGCATTTCTGGGTCGTCCGAAAGGACTGCCGCGATACGTAGTTCTAACTGCGAGTAATCGGCTTGCAGCAGCAGATGCCCTCTAGGGGCGATAAACAGGTCTTTGACCATTTTACCCTCCCTAGAGTCAGACCTTGGTATATTCTGCAAGTTTGGTTGACTGCACGACATGCGACCAGACGCCGCACCATCTATATTGATGTTCGGATGTACGCGGCCATCATCGCGAACGTAGCGCATAATGCCTTCTGCGTAGGTTCCGCGAAGTTTGTTTATGACCCGCCAGTCTAGAATTAACTGAACAACAGGATGCTTACCGGCGATCTTCGATAGCGCATCCTTACTTGTGGATGGAGAGCCCTTCGGCGTTTTCGCCTTTACGGGAAGATTTAACCCGCCTTCACTCTTAGAGCCGTACAAGAACTTAACTAGTTGAGGTGTGGAAGCTAAATTTATTTGGGCATATTTGCTGATTTCCGATTCGAGGCGATCGTTTTCGGCCACCAGGAAAGTAATCAACTTGTTTAAAGCATTGGCGTCGATCAACATGCCCCAACGTTCAATCTGCTCCACTGCCAGGGTGGCATCTTTGACTAAGACATCCCAAATCCTGCGCAGGGGGGGAATAGCGTTTAGCGCAGACTCTAGTTTTTCCGCTACCCGTGCAGTAGATACAGCGTCTAACCCGTTGTACCGTAGAAGTATCTCACGGGGCAGCGCTTCATATGCGAACGCTTTGTAGCTGTTATGTCTGGGCCTGCCGGCATCATCGTCGGCTTTGCGCATAGCGCGTACTGCCTTAGATACTATTTCTTCAGCGACACCTTTATGCCCGCCCATACCGACTAGTTCAGCCATTACACCAAGGTTTGCTTGGGCGTCGGATTCGAGCAGACGTCTCCAAAGCCTCGTGTCCCCGACTATCGCTGTAGTCTGTACCTCAGTAGCGTAATACACGGCAGCAACGTCGTACTTCACATTTTGGCCGACAATTGGTACTGATTCGTCCGCGAGAAGGTCTAAAATTGGGTTTCCGGTAGCGGGGTCTAAGATTGCTGCCTCATCCCACACCCAAGAATCCCGCTGTCCTTTGCCGCACGCTGCCAGAGATAAGAGCCTAAACCCCGTATTGTGCATCAGCCCGGATGTTTCAACATCGAACGCGACCCATTCGCAAGACCGTAAGTCTGCTACGGCACGGATAGCAGTTTCCGCCGTAGTTACACATTTACAAATTCCATCTACGGGTGGCTTAGGAGGGAGATCCCCGTTAATACACCAGTCAATATCCGCCTCGAACTGCGCTCTAAGGATACGGTTCCCATAGATAGCCGCAGGATGCGGGAGAAAATAAATGGGGACATCTCTGTCGGTAAACCATGTGTACCCGCGCCGGGTAGACATGGTCGGGAGGGCTCTACCGACGAGCCCGTGTATGGCAGTGCTGCCTAACGCGATTATCCTAGATGGATTAGCGTCCTCTACTATTTGCGCCAAGTAGGGGCGGCAGGACTTCAGCATGGTGGGGCTCACGCGGCTTTTAGCCTGGGGGCGACACTTAATAGCGTGGTCGTAAACCACCGGGCCGTCCCAGACTTTTGCGACAGTTTTCCGGAGAAACTGTCCAGTAGTGCCCCAGTTCGGGCGACCAGCTCTCTCTTCAGCTAACCCTGGGTGCATACCCACGATAAGCACCCCGCCCGGTGTGCCGTCTGCTGGCATACAAATTCGGGCGGAGGTCAATGAAAGGGGGCATCGCTGGCAAAGATTGTCGAGTTGGACAGGGGATTCAAGTTCCACTGACGGGGCCAGCGATGCCCTGTTGGGGTAGAGCCTAATAGACTCAATCGTCATTAGCCACACCAATAAGCACGAGGATTCGCTCGATACGTTCCTCCAACTTAGTAGCGCGGCTCAGAAGCGGCACAATCTCGCGGTACTTTTCGCACTCAACCGCAATGGTTTCGGCCTTTGTAATGCCGAGGTCAACAAAGTAGGAGACGATACCTTTGAGTTGCCTAGCGTTTTTAATTTCGTCGGGGAGATCGAGTTTCTCTGAGTCAAAACTACACTCCGAGACAACTGTTTCCTCATCGTTTTCCGTAGAGGTTTCCACAACGATTTCCGCAGCAGCTTCAATATCAGCAACCTTCTTTTTACGTGGGCGACCACGCTTTTTCTTCGGGACCGGAAGCGTTTCCTCGTTTTGTGCTTCTACCACAGAGTCTAAATCCGTTGTAGTGGTCACAGTCGGTGTTTCGATAAACGCTTCGATAGTGTCGCTATCGGAGAAGCTATTCAGGATTAGCATAGCTCCTGTGTGGTCCACATCGAAAATCAGGCCAGATCCATTACACGCAAACGTGTAGTTTGAATCTCCGACAGCCACAGTGCCCTCAAACTTAGTTATACTCAGCGACATCGCCTTCCTCCATTTCCTCTGTGTATGTGATCACAGAATTGAACACATCAAAATCAACATCCAACCAGATTTGCTCTGGCTGTAATGAACTCTTTATTTTGACATACCAGAGCGTCCGCAGCTCCACATCGTTGTGGACTAACGACATGACCAAAATGTGAACTCCATCTGGATCTATGGACTCCGCCACTCTGTCTATGTAGACACTCCTATTACGCCCTTCTGCATTATTGGAAAGGATTAAAAATCCCTCCGTATTAACAGACCCTACTTTTTCCATTCAACCCTCCAGTTGCCTTTTCGCGCAGCCAATCAGACGGAAGTTCCGCAGGATCAGTGCCGCACGGCAGTTCGATAAAACAAGCATGTTTAGAATACAGCTTTAGCTGCATGGTTAGCGCTATACTGTCAGCACGAGCATCAGCATCGAGAGCAACAGCAATGGGCCTGCTACTTTCCAAAAGTAGTGTGAGATGCTGTTTAGCAGGTTTTCCAAGAACTGCAACAGCGTCCGGCCAATGTTTGAGAGCGTCGAAAACACCTTCGACAACAAAGATAGGATCTGTTGTATCCACATAGAGCGCGTCCTGATTGAACATAATGAGGCTGCGCTTCATCCCCTTCGGGTATAGATACTTTCTATCTGCGTTGCCCCATGATCTTGCAACCCAACCATA